GGACAAAAACACGCATTATCAAGTATTGCAGCTAATCCAGGTTTTGGTCCTAAAGGTAAAGATATTTATGATATATGGCTTTATAAAGGTGGAGTTAATTGCCACCATAAATGGGTGCGAGAAATATATTTTAGAAAGTTTGGAACAGGAAAACCAAATTACAATACAGATGAAGTAATTAACAAAACTAAGGCAAGGTCAAGGGGATTCAGACCAGAAGAAAATGACCAAAGAATTTATCAAGCACCGATAGATATGCCTAATCAAGGAAGATTAAACTAATGGCAGTATTATTCATATCAGAAAATAAATTAAAAAAATCTACAACTATCAATGGTAATGTTGATGTAGAATTATTACGACCATATATGAAAGTCGCTCAAGATTTACATATACATACAAAATTAGGAACAGATTTATATAACAAATTACAAGCAGATATTACAGGTAGTTCATTATCAGGTAATTATCAAACGCTTGTTGAAGATTATATACAAGATGCTTTGGTACATTGGACATTATATGAATCTATTCCATTTTTAGGTTATAAAATAATGAATAAAAATATTGTTCGTAAAACAAGCGAAACATCAGATAGCACAAGTTTAGATGAATTAAATTATTTACGTGAAGTTGTACGTAACACTGCAGAATGGTATACAGAAAGAATGATTGATTGGTTAAGACATAATAACAATTTAGTACCTGAATATAACACAGCAACAAATGAAGATTTAAAAGCATCAAAAAGAAATTATTATTCAGGAATGAATTTAGACCCAATACGAAAAAGACCAGGTGGAATATCATTAGATGATTTTTTAACTCCTGATTTAAGTATTGAATAATGTATAAACCTAAACCAAAAAATATAAAAAAGTTAAAAGCATATTTAGAAAAGCAAGATGAAAGAAATAGCAACACAAAACGCAGACGTACTAGGTCTAAATAGCATTACGCTTTTTATTAGTTTTACAGAAGTAGAACAAATATTACAAATTGTATTGTTGTTAATTTCTATACTTTATACTGCTCAACGTTTTATTGATTTTAAGAATGGCAAGAAGGGCAATAAGTAGTTTTATCGAAAAACCTAAAATAAAGCGTAGGAAACACTCTAAAAACGCTTCAAAAGGACAAAAAGGATATAAAAAGAAATATAAAGGTCAAGGAAGATGATTCAAAAAGATTTAACATTATCTGTCGGTAATATAATTTGGATTATTGGTATAATTTTTACTATGGGAATTGCTTATAGTCAAATTGCACAACTTGATGAAGATATTTTAGTACTTGAAAAACGTCTCGAAAAAAAAATCAAAGTAATAAATGAATGTGAAGATAGAATTGTTGAACTTGAAAAACAAATTGTAAAATACGAAAATTGTAAAAAATGAAATATTTTAAATTAAGTGAATTCGATAGTCCTGATTTAAAAGGAAGTGGTAAAAATATGTGTTCTGAATTTTTACAAAAGATAAATAATGCAAGAGAAATTGCAGGAATACCATTTAAAATAAATAGTGGATATAGAACATTAGAACATAATCGTAGTTTAAATTCAAAAGATACAAGCTCACATATAAAAGGTTGTGCATCAGATATTCATTGTAATAACTCTGTAAATCGTTCTATTATTGTATCAGCTTTAATAAAAGCAGGTTTTAGACGGTTAGGTATAGCAAATACATTTGTACACGTAGATTGTGATAACGAAAAACCCAATGCAATATGGCTTTATTAACAACACTCTTTTCAAAACTTTTAGGAAATTCTCATAAAGTAATAGATGAAGTTATAACTTCGCAAGAAGAAAAATTAACTTTAAAAAATGAATTTGAAAAAATCATTAATGAAAACAAATCAGTCATAGAACAAGAAGTTACCAAACGTTGGCAGTCTGATATGAGCAGTGATAGTTGGTTAAGTAAAAACATCAGACCGTTAGTATTAGCATTTTTAGTAGTAAGTACTGTATTAATCGTATTTATAGATAGTGGAAGTATTGATTTTGATGTAAAACAAAATTATATAGATTTGTTACAAATTGTTCTAATAACCGTTATTGGTTCTTATTTTGGTTCTAGAGGATTAGAAAAAATTAAGAATGGCAAACAATAGATTTAGATTAAAACCACACGAAATAACTATTTTAAAAAATATTAGAAAACCAAAAATTAATCGTTTAGTTATTGGCGATATTCATTTACCATATACACATCCGAAATATTTAGAACATTGTATAAACATAGCTGAATTATATAATTGTAAAGTATTTTCTTGTACTGGCGATATAATTGATTCACATTTTGCGTCTTTTCATCATACAAATAGTCAAACACACGGAGCAAAAATTGAATTAGATATGTGTATCGAACAAATGCAAGAATGGACAAAAGCATTTCCAAATGTAGATGTAACGATTGGCAACCACGATTTAATTGTACACCGTAAAGCAGAAGATGGTGGTATTGATAAAAGGTGGATAAGAGATTTTAATGAAGTACTTGGATGTCCTGGTTGGAATTTTGAAGAACAATTTGTTCATGATAACGTATTATATGTTCATGGAACAGGTTGTAGTGGCAAGGGTATTATGAAAAGAGTTCAAAATTGGGGTAAATCTATGGTTCAAGGCCATATACATACACAAAGTTTTGTAGATTGGACAGCTAGTCTAAGTGATTTAAAATTTGGTGTTCAAGTTCCTTGCGGTATAGATTACAAATCTTGGGCATATTCTTATGCAAAATTTCATACAGCAAAGCCAATTTTAGGTTGTGCGGTTATATTAGATAATGGTAAATTACCAATTATTTGTCCTATGGATTTAGATTGATAATCAATTATTTACATATTTTTTTTGACAGCAAAATAACATCAATTTAACATTAATTCAACACAAACAATAAGTATATAAGTAATATATTATATATATATATTATAGTATATATTATAATTATATGGTATATATTAAAGATTATTAACTTTTTTTGCTAGATACGATACTATCTTTTTTAACATATTCCTTTTTTATTTGCAAAATAGTCTTTATATTTACATCATATTAATAAACAAATACATAAAATGACAAGATTCGAAACAATAAATGGAATTAAATTAGGAGTTAGATTTGCTGGAGATTTAGGAGCAACATTTCATTTAACTAATGAAGAAAAAAATAATTTATTCAATTTACCTGAAGATACAGAAGTTGTTAGTGATAATAGTTGGTTTGGTAATGTTGGAGATTTATTAGACATATGGAACAAAGGAAATAAAGTTACTAGTCAGGAATTAATGAAAAGATTTAAAAAAGAATTAAATGAAAGTTTACATTTAAACGTAGTAAAAAAATTGTTTGTAAATAAAAAAGGACAAATAGTTGAATTAAGTAAATTTAATAAATAATAAAACAATGACAAATAAAGAATTACAATTAGAAAATATAAATATCCAAAAAGTTAGATTTGGAGATATAATGTTCAATATATGGAAAGAACAAACTCATTTAGAAGCTAAAATAACAGCAAATGAAGAAATGATAATAGAGTACACACAAGAAAATAATATTGAGATGATACAATATTGTCAAGGTAAAATTGAAGCATATAAAGAAACATTAAATATATTAGATAATATATCACATTCAATTTATAAAAAAATACTATAATGACAAAAGAAAGTAAATACAATATTATATCAGCCATTATAGGATCCAAAAATGACACATATAACATCAGAAAATTTAGAAGTAGAATATACATATTGGAATGATGGAGGAACTTACTATGATTCTCCTGAAAATGTAATTGAAATAGATAAATTAAAATATAATGGAACAGATATAACAGAACTTTTATTTGATATAGCTGAACCTTATATTAGAGAAGTATTAACAGAAAAATTAGAACAAATTAATAAATAAAATGGAAAAAAAAGAAACATTAAAAAGATTATTTATAGAAAATAATTTAGAACAAGAAGATGTATTTAAACATCAACACTATACAATTATAACAAGAGCAGGTATAGATAAAATACAAGCAAATAATAAAATAAATATTGATTATGAAGTTATAAAATGTGAAAAAGATTTTGCAGTAGTTAAAGCATATGCAACAATGGACAAACAAAATATACAAACTTTTGGAAGTGCATTGAAAGGAGATTTTAAAACAGGAAATTGTAATACTTGGTATATTATGGAAATGGCAGAAAAAAGAGCAATGAGTAGAGCAGTTTTAAAATTGACAGGATTTTATCAATTATCAGTATTCGGAGAAGATGAAAGTGAAAGTTTTAAAAGATAATGGATTGGATTGACGAATTTTTAGAAGATGAAGAAGCAACATTACATCAAATATCAATAATAGAAAGTTTAATGCAAACATCTTCATCAGCTATAAATTATGAAAATATAGATTATAATAATTTAACATATGAACAAGCAAATAATATAATTTATGATTTACAAGACAATAATAATCCAACAGACCCTAGAGAACAATTTAATAAAATATTTAAATAAATAAAACAATGAAAAGAAAAATTTACTTAGGAGGTAAGCATAAAAAAGGTAGTTCACGTATAGATATGGAACTAAAAGAAACAGAAAATGGTTGGTGTTTTTCAGCATCAGGTTATTACGATTATCAATATTATCCAACAATAGAGGCTTGGGATTATACAGGATGCGGACAAGTTATAAGCAAAATAGCAAATCTTTATCCAAATAATAAAGAAGTACAATTAATTAAAAAATTATGGTTAAAATATCATTTAAACGATATGAATGCAGGAACACCTAAACAATCAAAATATTTATCAAGTTTAGGAAGATATATAGATTATGATTGGGCATGTAAAGAATTAGAAAAAGTAGATTTATTATACGATAAAGAATATAATTATCCTGGACAAAAACAAGGCTATCGTTATGGTTCAGCTTGGTTATTTAGAGAAATACCAAAAAAAGATTTACAAACAATTAAAACAATAATAAATAAATAAAATTATGGAAATACAAGGAAAATTAGTAAATATATTAGAAACACAGTCAGGTAAAAGTTCAAATGGAAAAGAATGGTCAAAAAAAGATTTTGTTATACAAACAGATGCAAAATATAATCCTGAAATTTGTTTCACATTATTTGGAACAGATAAAATAAATATTTTAGATAATGTTTCTATTGGAGATGAAATAGAAGTTCATTTTAATTTATCAAGCAGAGAATACAATGGAAAATATTATACACAAGCAAATGCTTGGAAAATAGAAAAAATAGCAAATGAAGTTGAACAAGGCGAAGAAATGCCATTTTAAATAATAAATTATGGAATTAGAAAAAGAAATTAGAAAAGTAAAATATATTGTCGAAGATGAAGCAAATTTACAAGCTGGAGCAATAGATGGTAAAACTAGATTTAGAAATGTTGTATTAGCAAGAATGGTATTAAGTAATTTCTTAATGGTTGAAGTTGGTTTAAAAGAAGAAACTTGCAGAAAATATATTTGTAGAGATAGAACATCATTTTATTACTATCAGAAAAAACACAATTTGTATATTAGCGATGGTAAAATATATCCAGAATATAATGATTTATATAATAAAGTTAAATTTAGATATTTTAGTGAAGATGACACATTATTTGATGGTATAAATAAAAATGTAAAATTAGAACAATTATCAGAAATAGATAGTAAATTATTAAGATTGAAAAGAGATAAAATAGCATTAGAAAAAGAAATTAGAACTTTATCATGAAAGGTTGGATAAAATTACATAGAAAAATTTTAGATAACGGAGTATTTGCAGATGCAGAATTATTAAAAGTTTTTATATGGTGTATTTTAAAAGCAAATATCAGTATAAATGAAAAAAATGTTTATGATGCAAAAATTAAACAAGGACAATTTTTAACAGGTAGAATTAGTGCATCAGAAGAATTATATATAAAACCATCAACAGTACATAATAGATTAAAAAAATTACAAAGAATGGGTTATATAAAATTAAAATCAACTAATAAATATACGATAATAACAGTTTTAAAATATAAACAATATCAAATAGAAGATAAAAAACTAAAAGTAGATTTAACAATAAGACGAGCAGAATTTTTAATGAGTGTGGATAATCATATAAACGAATATCCAAAAGATATGTTACAACAATTTGTTGATTATTGGACAGAGCCAAATAAGTCCAAAACCAAAATGAAATTTGAATTACAAAAAACTTGGGATACTAAAAGAAGATTAAATACTTGGAATAATAATAATCAAAAATTTAATTATAATAAAAAACAAAACATTTTTGAAACTTGGCAAGAAGCTAGAAATATAATAAACAATGGATAAAACAAAACAAATTTGGAATAGATTACACAAAGAAGAAAAAAAATTAAAAGAAGAATGTGTTGATATATTGAGTAAAGCATATACAATGTTAGGACAAAAACCTGATACTCAACAAGTTGTAGTAATGGCATCATTATTATTTGGAGATTTAATTACAAATTTTTCTAGAATGACAATGAATGAAGTACAATTTGCAATTGAAAAAGGTATAAGAGATGGAGAAGATACAAGTTGTTTTATAAATGTTAGAACTTGGAATGTATGGTTAAAACAACATAAAAAATCAGAACAATTAAAAAGACAACAAAGGCAAATAACTGATTATCAAAAACATGAACAAAATCAAATACAAATAAATAAAACAATAAATAAATTAAATTATGAAAAAAGGTCAATTAAAACAAGAGGTAATTAGAATCTTAAAAATTACGAAACATCATATAGAAAATAGTAATCAAGATTATAATCCAGATGATTTAAAAGCATTATTTAGTGAAGCATTAGCATATTACAATTTATATTTAATGAAAAAACAAAATAGAAAATTAGATGCACAAAGAATGGAATTAGAAATAGTACCAAAATATGAAGAAGGATTACGAGCTAGAATTAGAGAATATTTAGATGAAGCATAAAATGGAAAATAAAGACACTTTTATAGAAATACAAGGTATTTGTAGTTTTCAAACACATGAAAGACATACAATAATAGTATTTGAAGATTATAATAATGATACACATACAATTGAAATACCAAGCAATGAATTTTTAGAATGGTTTGATAAAAAAACAATACACAATGTATATGAAACTTACACTAAACATTTAAAATCTAATATATTATGAAACCAATATTAGTATTTTCAATTATATTATTTATAATATCAGTTATATATCTAATAATATTATATTTAAAAAAATTCGAACAAAAACAAAAACAATTTAAAAACAAAGTAAATAATTTTAAAATCAATAAAAATGAAACTAAATCAAAAACAAAAGGTAATTAGACATTTAGAAACTTATGGAAGTATAACACCATTAGATGCTTTTAGAGATTATGGTATAATGAGATTGGCTGCAGTTATATTTAATTTAAAAGAAGATGGATTTAATATAAATAGTGAAATGATAACAAGATATGTAAATAGATTTGGAGAAAAAGTAAATTTTGCAAAATATACTTTAAAAAAT